TTCCCCGGCTTTGGGCAAGGGGGTTTCTCTTGGCTCTCCAATCGTGCGCACCGGGCCGGGCCTCGTTTCAGGCAGTGTGTTTTCTCAGCGCCACAATTTGCCTACGACAGCCATGCGCGGTGATCTTCCGCGCGTGTCGAGCGGGGTATTCACGCAGCGATATGCTCTGGTCGGATCCAGTGTCGTCGCCGGGCCCGCTGCTGCCTCGACCGCCCAAGTCACACAAAGGCACGCGCTGCCCGGCGGCCGCGTACTGTCCGAACCGGCAAAGATCGCATCTTCGACATTTGGCGAGGGAGTGGGTTTCTCGGCGCCAGCTATCCGCTCGCGCCCCGCCTTGGTGCCACATGCAGACCTCTTGCAGATTCACGCTTTCGGCTCGGTAGCAATCCGGTCTGCCGCAGCTGTGCAATTACCGGACCTCATTCAAGATCATGCGCTTTTGGGTCTGGGTGTCAGGTCGTCTGGCGCGCTCGTTTCCTCCCCCGGGTTGCGCCGACCGGTTATTTTTGGCCCCACGTCAATCTTGGGTGGGGCCGCTCTGGTCTCTGATGCCCTCTACAACATCGGGGTTCGGCGCGCCGCAATTCCGGGTCAATCTCTGAACATCGCGCGGCAAAACGGCGGCTCGTCAAACTTTGCGCGGCCAACTTAGGAGCTATTATGTCAGGTCCGTTCATCATTAAGCAGGGCGACACGAGCCCCAGCATTGCCTACACACTCATTCTACCGGACGGCGTGACCGCTGAAAACTTGACCGGCTCGACCGTTAAATTCGTCATGGCGTCTGAGGACAGTATTGGCACGGCCAAGGTGAAGGCCGATGCTGTTGTGGTCGACGCGCTTGCCGGAGAAGTCCGCTACGATTGGGCCCCTGCCGATACAGACACGCACGGCGGGTTTGTAGCTGAATGGGAGGTCACGCGGGCCGATGGGTCAATCGAGACGTTCCCGAATGGCGGCTACGTCCCGATTGCGATCATTCAGCAGGCTGGGTGAGGCTTACTCCCTGCTCTCCCGAAGCCTCGCGCAAAGGGTGTGATGCAGGAAGGATGTCAGGCCGATGCTCTCTTGTAGGTCTGTTGTGGCAAAATTGGTGTATGTCATATTGCCGATCAGGTTGCCCGCTATTGCGACCGATCTGAGCTTCCCGCTCTCAGCCAACTCAAGGCTTTCCCGCAATGCGGCAACTGTCGCCTCGTCAGGCTCTTGGTTCGCGTCCTTTAGTTTCAAGGTAGGCATCGTGGTTCCTTTCGTGGGTAAATGGACGTGTCACAGTTTCACGGTTTGTTTCCGTTATGTCTCTGTGACACGAGCAGCACTAACCTTTTGAATTTTATGCTAGTCGACTGGATTCAAAATCCCCCGCCGCAAGGCGTGTGGGTTCGAATCCCACCTTGGGCACCAATGACTTAGCGGGTTTCGGCTCGGTCGAGATCATAGTGTGTCACACACCCGAGTCACAGAGTCACGTTTCGGTCTTGTTCTGTTCTGCGGGCGCTGGTGTGTCGTGCGGGACAGCGTTCCGATACTCTTCGATCTGCCAAAACGCTTTGTGTGCTGCGTCGAGGTCCACGCGATCACGGACAACTGCGCCGATAAATTCAGACATAACCCGCTGCTTGGCCTCCATGCCCGTAAGTCCACGCACCTCGGTAAATGCTGCTCCCATCGTGTAGCGGTAGGGCAGCGTCCAATCTGCATCCCCTTCGTAAAGCAGGGGACCAACTGCGATCTCTGCGGTGCCAGGGTTGTAGGCGATAAGTGTCTCCTTCAATTTCACTTGCCCGCCATCCTATCACTGATGATTTCATCGAGACTGCCAAACTCGTCTTCCATTGTGGATTTTTGATCCTTTATTTTCCTCGCCATATCCAAAGTCTTGTCCAGCATCGGCGCTGTCATAACAGCCACACCCGGCTTTACCTTAACGGACGCTGCGCTCAGCAATGCCTTTTCCGCAATGGAAAGAAATCGCGTTACATTAATCCTTTGTTCATCCGTTGCCTCTTTCCTCGTTATTTTTCGTGTCGTCATCACTCTCTCCTTTCCTGCGCCGCTTTAGATAGGCGGCGGCGGCTCGCCTTGCTTCGATAATACGCGACCATTTCGGCACTCTGACCGGTCACGGCTTGGATCTCGGCGTCACTGGCGCCTGCCTCGGCTAGTTCGATGATGGCGAGCTTGCGTAGACCGTGCAGCGAGAAGGGCAAAGCCCGTTCGCCCAGGTCGGCACGCCACTTGCGAAACGCCTTCTCCACCGCGTCATAGCCCAAGGGCTGCGTCAGGTTCTTCGGGATCAGGTGCGCGCCGCCCGGCGCGAGCCCGGCCACAAAGGCGCGCAGCGGGGCCGGGCAGTAGACATCAAGCTCTTGGTCGCCCTTTTCGTCGTGAACGATCATCCAGTCGCCTTGGATCTGGTCGCGGCGCATGCTGATTGCGGCGCTGGGACGCTGGCCGGTGTAGCGGATCAGGTTTGCGGCGATCCGCACCGTCTCCGGCGCGTTATCCAGCGCCTTCACCATCCACGCGGGCCACGGCTCGAAAGGCTTTGCGGGTTTGTGTGCGCCCAGACCGGCAGCCGGGTTCGGACCAAGAGGCCAATCAAGCTCTTTTGCGGCATAGTTCCACAACAGGCTGATCACCTGCGCGTAGCGAGACGCCTTGCGCGGTGTGTCGGACAGTTTCGCAAGCGCGGCCTTCACGGCCTGCCGCGTCGTCTTGCGCATGTCCTTCGGGCCGTTCTTTTCCATGATGACATCCATGACGCGCCCGTATTGCGTCTTGGTCGACGCCGCGACACGGCTTTGAACACTAACATCGGATCGCCATGCCTTGATGCAGGCTCTCCACGAGTAGCGTTCCTTGGTGCGCTGCGCCTCATGTGTGCCGCTTTGGGCTTCCCAATACAGCCGATCAAGCTCGCGCGGATCACCTTTCCAATCAAGGGTGATTTCGCGACTGCGCTGTTGACCGCCTTCGGTCCATGTCACGCGATGGCGCGGCACCCATTTGCCGCGCGTCCAGCGCCAGACAAGGCGCGGTTTCGTAATCCGAGGTTTCGGGGGCTTCACAGTTCAAAATTCTCTTCGGGGCGGGCTGCGTCAGCCCGTAGTATGGCCTCGATCTGATCGACGCGCCACCGCTCAAGTCCACCGATGCGGGAAGGCGGCGGGAGTGCGCCGCGCTCAACCAACCGTCGAAACTCAGCCGCGCTCATGTCGAGCATGGCGGCAGCCGTCGTGTCTCGCACGGCAACAGGCTTAAATTGGCGCGGCGCGGGCATGTCAGTCCCTCACTGTGTCTTCGGCTTCACGCGTTGGCGCGGGATGCGCACCATCGACATGATGTAATCGACGCCATCGACCTCGACGCAGATCGCGACCGTTTCGGCGTCCAAAACCAAGACCTCCTGCGGTATCCGGCCAGACGACAGGGGCGCGCAAAGGTGGGCGATCTTCATCGCGGGTGGGATAAGGGGATGCGTGATGTCGGAACAGGTCACTGCACATACCCCTTCGCTTCTTCCTCCCGCAATTCGCGGTCGGTCAGCCGTGCGATCCGCGCGAGCTGCTTGGTCATTTCACCGTGGGCCATCGCAATGGACCGGATAAGGTCGTAGAGACCGACATCATGCTCAATCGCGTGCAGCGTGATGGCGGAAATCACGTCGTTCATTGCGACGGTCGCGCGCTCGTCCTCCGGGGCGCGCTTTGCCTGCTCGCGGGCGAGATCGAGGATCCGCTCCGCTTGGCATTTCCTGCAATCGCATGGGGTTTTCTGGTTCATGTCACTTTACTCCTGGCGCTTTGTTGATGCGCTGGCTCAAGGCGGATTTAATCGCCCCAAGTTTGGCAGTCGCGGAATCAAGGCGCTCCTTCTGCGCCTTCGTTTCGGTTTTGATGCGGGTGAACTCGTCGCCTATGGTTTCGATCTGGTTCAGCAGGTCGCGGAACGCTGTGCGCGACTGTTCAAACGCTTCGCTGAGTTTGGCAATTTCGTCGTTCGAGCCATCAGGTCCGAACTCAGCCTCCCGGATTTCTGCGACCCATCCGGGCATGACCCCCAAAACATCGGCCACGCTATCGTCGGTCTCGGCGTTCCGGTAGCGGCCTGCGTCGATGTCGTAGACATCGGCCAGCAGAGCAAATATCTCGATCCGTTCGCGCTTGCTGGGAGTACGCGCAGCCTGCGGTTTGGCGGGCGGGGGCTTGGCGCTTATTTCCTTGTTCATAGGCATGGGTTGAGCTTTCCTTTTTTCTTCGCATTTTGGGCAACGCATTTTGTTCCGCACGACTGACCAGCCTACGTCGAGGGCTCTTGCACGAGCTTGCCCGTCGTTCGGCCTCGCAATTTTTGTTCGACGGTCTACCTTTCCGCTGTACGCGCACGGCACTTCTTGGCTTTGCCCGCAGTCGTCGCATATTATGAGCGCGATGGACTTGCCTTTCGCTTGCAACGGCAAGCCTTGAATAGCCATCAGGACGAACCCTCCACCTTGGGTTCTTCACGCGCGCTGTAGCAAACTTGGACGACATCGAACTGAAAGCCGGGCTGCATCTTCGCGAGCTTGTCTGCTTCCCGCTTGGCGGCGCAGATTGTGGGGTGTTCAAAGGGCCAAGGGCTAGGGCGGATACGTCCGGTGCCATCGCCGCGACGAAACACAAAATATCCGCCACCGATCTGCTCGCCCTTGCGGGCGGTCCGTGCGTCTTTGATCTTTGCACTCATTGTCTTCTCCCGTGGGGTTGTGCGCCGGGCGAGCCTGCCGCCCGGCACGGGCGGTTAAAGCTCGGCGCTCAGATCAACGCCGACTTCCTTTTGAAGCGCGTCGAAGACATCCTTGGCGTTCTCGCGCATGTCGATCAGTTGGCTGCCGTAGAATCCAATGACGCCGGTGATGTCCCCGCTGCTGGCTTCCAAGTCGGAAATGACCGCCTTGCGCAGAGCGTCGTAATTCGTCTTGGGCGCGGCTTTCTGCTCGGGTTCCTCGTCCAGCATAGAGCCTTGGGCTTCCTGTTTCGGCTGCTCTTCGGGCTCTTTTGCCGGTGCAGGCTTCGCGGCCTCTTTTTTCGGCTCAGGTTCCTGCTCGGGTTCCTTCGCCTCTTCCTTAGGCTCTTCGGCCACGGGATCCGGCTCCTTTGCCTTCTCGGCAGGCTTCGGCGGTGTGCGATCGACAGGCTTGCGAACCTGTTTTTCGGGCTCCGGGTCTTCTTCGATGGTCTCGGCGTCCTCGACATCCGACTCTGCAACCACGGCCTTTGTCGCGGGCGCTTCCGCCTGTTCCGGTTCTGGCGTCACGTCGCGCATGGAGTAATGCTGGTCCTCGACCTCGTTCGCCGGGGGAACCCCAATCATCACTTCCGGGCAGTAAAGACGGATCAGTGCAGTGGCAGAGCGATAGCGGAGCATTTGCTCCGGCATGGACTGGTATTTGCTGTTGCGCGTCCAGCCCTCGGCCTTCGCGGTTTCCATGTCGACAGTGACTTCGACCTTCTTGCCCGTCGATGCCAATTCGGCGTGCGCTGTGACGGAAAGCGTCTCTTTCTTCCCTGTCACCTTCCAGTCGATAGGGTTCTTGAACACGCCATGCTGGTTCGCTTTGGCGATCATGTATGTCGCCGCCCAGCCGGGCTTGCCGCCGACAAAGTAGATTTGCTGCGCCACCGTGAGGGGGTCTTCGCGCAGGCGCTCCGCGATGTTCATCACCAGCACGGCGTTCGCAATGGCTGTCTGTTGCCCACCTTTGCGCAGGTGATCAGGGAAGAGGGGGGAATTGGCGTACATCACGGCCACGCGCTGGATGTGCTGGAACGCGGTGGGGTCCATGAGATCAAAAGAAAGACGGCCACGGGGCGCGACTGCGCCGGTCGCCGGGGTTTTGTCGCCCTGGTAGCTTGTGAGGTGTTGGTTCATTTCTGCATCCTTTCCATGTCGTGCAGTAGCAATTCATTTCCGTGTTCGAGCGTCAGCCGAACAACGGCCACGCGCAGGATCCCCGGTCGCCCGGAAAACTCTTGGCACCGCTTCATTGCGGCCTCGTAGGATGAAGAGACGCCTCCGGTCTCCATCAGGAGCGGGCCTTGGTTGGCCCACTCTGCGACAACGGCGAACACCTCCGGGCCGTCGTTCGCGCGGCGCGTCCCGCTGAGAGGGGTGATGTGATCCATCAGATACCGTACCTCCCCACAAACGGCATGGCGCTTTCCTCAAGCTGCTTGGTAATCTGCCGCTCGCGGAAATCGGGCGCGGTGATGCCGCCCTCGAACTCCCAAGGCCCAAGCCAATCGCCGTATTCCCAGCAATGGGCAAAAGCGTTAATCCCCTTGCGGAGATCGAGGCGGGCGACGTTGATGATGTCGGCATGCCCGTCGCGGTCGAAATACCTGATCGCGATGCGTGCGGTCCGCACATGCTGGACGATGTAGACGACGCCTTGAGCTTCCAGCCCGCACGCCTCGTATGCGCCCGCCATTTGCAGCGCGGCCTGCATATCAAGGCGGTGGTCACAGGTCGCAGCGCGCTCCCAAGCCTCGATGTCGTCGCGGTCGGTGGTCTTGTAGTCCACGATCCATTCGCCGCCTGCCTTCGGCATGACATCCGGGCGACTTTTGAGGTAGACGCCGGTTTCCGGGTCTTGCCAGATGTGCGACTGTTCGACAGTGCCGCCCTCAAGCAGCTTCATCACGCGGGGGTTCGAGCCTAGAGCGTCGGCCATATCGCAGATGCGATCCCATTCTTCGGGCTTGAGAACAACGCGGCCAGAATCGGCCTGTTCTTTGACAAACTCTTTCGCGGCCTTGGTCGACAGCGCGCCGTTCGATGCAAGCATGTCTTCGGGCACAACAGCGATGCCTTGCGATACAAGCTCCGGCTCCAACAGCATGAGGTGCGCCGCGGATCCCGTCGCGAATCTGGTAAACGTGCTGGCTGGGGGCGGGGGCATGCCTGCGGCGATGCGCTTGGCCTCTTCTTCCTGCTTCCTGCGCTCCACCTGCGGGTTGAGCGGGCTGGTTTGCCAGTAAAGGAAGGGGTCTTTGGCGCAGACGCGGATACCAGTAGAACTGATCGACGGGCCCACACAGCAATCGCCGTGATAGACCTCGTTCGGCAGCCCATCATAGACGCCGGGCAGCAGTCTGGTGTCGAGATCCTTCATGGCTCGATTTCCTCATTTTTGGTTTTCGGGATAAGGTCTTTGGGTTTCAGCGCGCGGGCCTTGCGGGTCTTCGCTGGGCCAACACGTTCGTCTGGCTTGGCGATCTCGTTCCACCGGTCTTTGCGCCACTTGTCCGCGTAGCTGTGCGCCTGCATCGGCGTGCGGCCACGGAACACCCAATCGAACCCTTCAATCATCGCGATGTAGCGGTTGCCGTCTTTAAGCGACTGATACACCTCGATTTCACACTCAAGGATGGTCTTTGACATGCTTCCTCTCTTAGATTGCATTGCACATTGTTAGCACTCTGCTAAACATTAGCGCAACGGCAAAAAAGAGCTGTATGATTGATAGAGCTACGCACGCTGCGTAACCTCTTGCCGCCAGTCGATTTTCGACGCGGTGAATTGGTCAGATTGGAGAAGGGTTGGTCTTATGGCAGAACATCAGCATGACACGGGCAGCGCGTTCAGGCTCAAGGCGAAGCTGCGCCGAATGTCAGGTGATCAGCTAGGGGAGTTGAAGCGCGCGATCACTGATCACGGTCTAGGATTGCCTGAGCCCACGACAGAATCATTGCCCGATCAGACGCAGACGCGCGATTAAAGGCACTCATAATCTGTTCTATCTGCTCGTCTGAGCTTGAAAAATCAACCAAATCTCGCGGATCCACACCGAGGGCGTCCGCGATTTCTTTTTGGCGCTCCATTGTGATCTTGCGGACGCCCTTTTCGAGCTGGTGCAGGTATGGACCGGATATGCCAATACGAGCAGCCAGATCGCTCTGGCTGATGCCTTTGGCTTTTCGCAGTTCAGAAATCCGTATTCGCATCCGTGCTTCTCCTGCTTAAATGTAGGGCATTTTTTAGCAGTTTGCAAATTACGAATTGCGCATGCCCTTTCCCTTGACCTTTTAGCTAATTTTTAGCTATCTGGGAAAAAAGGAGACACGCATGGCAGATGGCCCCAACTTGACGCTCGAAGAGTATGTTGCGCTATTCCTGGAGCGTAACAGCAAGGCGTCCAAGACAGACATCGCAAAGCATCTGGATATTAGCGATGCCTTTTTGTCCCAAATGTTGAGCGGGATCCGCCGACCATCTTTTCGCGCAATGCAAAAAATTGAGGTGCGCACCGGCGGGCTTGTGTCGGTAAATAGCTGGTCACGGCGCGGCACGGGTCGTCGCTAGGTGGCGCGCGTCCCTAAATCGTGGCTGCAAGGCGCGGTCGATAGTAAGTACCGGTCCAAGCGGATCGAGGTCGATGGACTTGTCTTCGATTCCCAGAAGGAAGCGGCGCGCTGGTTTGACCTTTTGAACTTGCAGCGCGCCAAGCTGATCACGGATTTGCAGCGGCAGGTGCGGTTCGATCTGCACGGCCAGCACATGCCGTTGGTGTCGGACAAAGGGCGGCGTCTTAGCTACGTCGCGGATTTCGTCTACCGGCGTGACGGCATGCAGGTGATCGAGGATGCCAAAGGCTTCAAGACGCCTGAATACAAGCTCAAGAGGGCAATCCTGCGCGCGATGGGTCACGAGATCGTAGAGGTGTAGGGCGTGCGTCAGGGTCAGCCTTGGTACAAGAGATACCCTCATGCGTTCCTTGACGGGGTGCAGGGCATGGGGCCGGAGCTGATCGGCGCCTATGCCGTGCTGATCGAACTGATCTATGCGCGTGACGGAAACACAGTCCGGGATGATCGGCACCTTGCTGGCGTCATGGGGTGTTCGATCCAAAAAGCTCGCTGGTTGACCGATCAACTGATTGAAAGAGGCAAAATAGTCGTCGCGGCCGACGGCGTTTTGTCAAATCCCCGCGCGGCCCATCAACTCCAACACAAAGAAGAGATTAGCGAAAAGCGCGCCGATGCTGGGCGGAAGAGCGGTCTTGCGAGGCGCGGGGTCTCAAAAAGTGTGCGCGACAAGGTTCTCAAAAAAAGGAAAGAGGTTGAGCCATGACGTTTGAAGAGCGGAAGACGATTGCGGCAGAGCTTCTTATGGACTTCTTGGACCGGTACGCGGCTCCGCGCGGTATGGACGACGACGCGCAGGCGAAGCGGATTGAAGCTATCTCCGAGTCCTTTGCGCGCAATATGCCGACCGGGCCGGAGTATGCCGCACAGATCGCCCAGGTGTTCAGCCGGGTCGAAGACACGCATGATGGTCATTCCTGGCCGACGCAGGCGCGTTTCGTCGCCAGTATGCCGCGAGGTGACGGGCAGGTGGGCAAGAAGGCCGCAGAAACTTACATGCCGGATGATTACGCGGTGTGGCTCAAAAAGCAAATGGCCGCTGGCAGGGGGGTTCCAGAACCCGCGATCTGGGGCAATGTATCGTCCCAGATCGGCGGGCAGCTATTGGATCGGTATCGCGCTGCATCGGTTTTGAACTGGCGTGAGGTTTACAAGGAACAAGCCTATAAAATGATGGTTGCGCGGTATGGCACGGTCGTTGAAATGTATTTCACAGCGCAGCCATGACCGAAGCGGAGATAGAGCTTGATTGCCTCGAAGAGCGCGCGGCCATCATTCAGGAAGGCGATGGATGCACTCGGTATATGGCCGAACTGATGGCGGCGACACAGGCTGGATACACCAACTGGACGACGGCGCGGAAATCCATCTTTGACAAGATCAGGAAGGAAAAGGGCGAGTGACACAGCCGGCGCTGTTTTGACAATCTCGGCGAACCTGCTACCTCGGGGGCATGCGGGCCGCGCGCTTCAGCGGTTATCGTGTACCCCATACGCGATATGACCCGGCGCGGATTGCCTCAAACTGCCGCGCCGGGGTTTTTGTGGCGGCAACTGTCAAAGATTGCTTGATGGTTCGTTTCGGGATTTCTCATAAGCGTTTAAGCACGCCTGTATCGAGGAATGTGTTGTATTCCCGTATTTCTGCCAGCTCTTCACAGTTCGGTGCATGTGGTCTGCGAAGTTTAGCACCTTCCGCAGCCGCTCGTTCTCAGCCCGCAAGGCATCTCGTTCGGCGGCGTCTGCGCGGGTGTTCCATGCAGCAACAGAAGCCGGATGATCAGTCGGGATGCCCATCGTTCCGATTATGCAGGTATCTTGAGATTGATCAAAGTGTGTCGCCATGCCGGATTTCGACACCGACATTTCTTTGCCGCAAAATGGGCAGGGCAGAACTTCACTCATGTCAGTCATCCTCCAGCACGTCGAAATCATCATCTGGATCGGCCTGCGGGGCCGGGGCGGCGTCGCGCAACTTGCGAGCGATGGTCTCCAGCATCGTCGCCATCAGCTCGTGGCCGAACATCCGCTGGGCAGCAACGGTCGTGCTGGCCTCGATGAATTGACGGTACGCGCCGGGGTCCAGTGCGACGACGCGATTCCGGTGATCGTTCACGGCCAGCCAGAACTGATAGCCATCGTGGTCGAGGTAGGCGCCATCGCCAAGGTGGGTAGGGAGTTGCATCGGGGTTGTTCCTTTTGTGAAAAGCCCCCGCCTTTCGGGCGAGGGCGGGCTTATTGGCGCAAAATCCAAATGGGGTTCAGGAAAGTATCAGGCTGCGCCGATGGAACGGGCTGCAAGCATCGCGTCGGCAATCTTGTATGCGTTGCGAGCGACGTGTTGCTCGAAGGAGATACCGTCCAGCAAAGTGTCCTGCGAGCAAAGGTGCGGTAGGCCCACAAGCGCGGCCTCAGCGAAGCGGTCGCGCAAGTCGGTCTCGGCTGGCGCCGGCCGATCTGCAGACACAGCGGAGGTCTCGGCCATTTTCCGCAGGGCTTGAACCTGGAGGTCAGCGATTTCTGCCCAAGTTTTGTTGCCAGCGTTGCGCAGGCTCCGAACGTCTGCTTCGCGGACTGTGATCAGCTCATCGAGCGATGTAACTCCAAGCTGGCGCAGCGCGCCTTGCGCTCGGGCAGACATTTCCAGACTGTCGAAGTCGAAAGGGTGTTGCATAGCGGTCTTAATCCTCAGTGTTTGGCGGTGTGCTGATCGGCGGATAGATATTCGCCCTCTCCTTAATCGGAGAGGGCATGATTTATGGTCGTGATCAGGCTGCGCCGAAGAAAATCGGTCGGCCCGTCTGTTCAGAGGCGTCGAATGCCATTTCCTGAAACTTGGCTTGCCGCTGGTATTCGACGCGATGCCACTTGAACCCGAGCAGAAGCCCACCGCCAGACACACGGAAGCGGAACTTGGCGCGGATCTCGGTCGGCTCTTCACCGTAATAGAGGGGGATTGAGAGCCTGATTTCGTCGGGCACCACCACGTCATTGGTGACGCGGGTTTCGGTCTCGTACTTGAACGCCGTATCGCCGTTTTCGAGGCGGGTGCGGGATTTGAACTGCGCGCCCTGGGTGGCTTCGAGGTCGCGGCAAATCTCGATGATCTCGCCGTGATCCGGGTCGATGATGTCCGACACGTTCTCTTCGATGAACAGCGCAAAATCCGCTTGGCTGTGCATTTCGCCTTCCATCTTCGACCACCGGGCATACTCGAGGCTGTTGGCGATCTTGAAGGTTGCTGTGTGCTGGCACGGTTGTGGCGAAACTGCTTCCCAAACATCCTGCACATCGTTGTCTGTGTGCCAGTCCAGCCGCGCGGTAATGGTCGACGTGTCGTAATTGGCGATCAGGATGGACCTGTCATCGGAAAACCGATTCACATAGCCGATTAGCGACGACCGGTCATTCAGCGTGATCGACTGCTTGATATGCGGCGGCAGGCGGTCAGGGTCGCTGATGTCTGTAAGAGTGAAGCCATCCGGCACAAAGGCGTGCTTGCGCCCGTTCGCATGCTCGATGATCGGATTGGCAATGCGCGCCGCCTCGATCGCTGTGTCCAGCGCGCCGCGCGGGTCCGGGTATGTAGGTGTTTCGGTCATTTTTTGCGGTCTCCTGTGGTTGCAGATCAGTCTGTGACGCCGATGGTGCGGCGGCGCTCGATCTCGTCCTCGATGTCGAGCTGGTTCGGGTCGCGACGGCTCAAGCGGCCATCATCGTCCGCAAAGTAGATGCCGGTGCCCATCGGGCGCTGCGGGATCTTCGAGGTGATCGAGGGTGTGACTTCTACCTGTCCCGCCTTGTTGAACTTGAGCGGAATCTTGATCGTGATGGAGCCATCGCCGCCGGTTTCGGACATGGCTTCCATGACCTTGGCCAGCTCGCGATCAGCGGTGCGGAGCAATTCACCGCGGCGGAAGGATTGCATCAGCTCCAAGAAATTGACGCTGTGGTTGAGGTGAGACATGGCGGATCCTTTCGTTCTCATGTCAGTTTGCGGGGTCACGCAGTCGTCGGAAACAAGCAGGGACACAGGAACTACCGGTTTATCCGGGCACCACATCACGCTGTTTTCCGAGCGACGGAGCATATGCCAGGGAGGATTGCGCCCCCGCTGCGGGTGTTTTGGGCCACCGCCCGCTGGGCCTACCGTGAGTGGTGGATTATCCCGAGATCAGAGTGAGGCCGAAGACGGCAACAATGACGCCGATCAGGCAGACGCACAGCGGGCCAATAGAGCGGGGCTGGGCGCGCTTAATTGGCGCATGTTTCCAAGGGCCAGCGCTGCAAGTCGGGTCTTCCGTGCGGGAAATTTGCGAACAATCCTTCATGTGTTGGCCTCCACGGATTTCAGTTTTGGCATCTTGGGCAGGGTGATCAGCGCGGCTTTGTCGCGCGACGTGCCGAAATAGTCGGATTCGCTACCGCCTACGGAAACGCGCTCGACAACCACGCCGAGGATCCTGTCCTGACCATCGTCGGGCGGTGTAGGCACTGGATCACGCACACGCGACCACTTGTTTGCACGGTTCGTGCCGTGGTCGATCGACAAGAATCCATCGCGTGCCATCTGCTTCAAAATTCCGCCAACAGCAAAGCCGCTGATCTTCTCAGTCAACCCAAGCTCTGCAAGTATTTCGCGCGACGTTTTCTGCTCGCCATAAGGCAGAACGGACGCCACCATTTCCTCCGTCAATGCGGTCTGTCTCGGAATTGTCGGCATGTCAGGCAACCCTCTTCCCAACGGTGATAGTGCGCAGGCCAGTGCCACGGCACCAGTCGCACGGTTCAGTGATCCATGTGCCGCGCTCTGTCTGTTCGCGGTGTCCGCCTTCGCCATCGCAGCGACGGCAAAAGTCGGTGTTGTCGATGATGTCTTTCATTCGTGAACAACCTTCACCGGCAGGTTTTCGATCAGGTCTTCGAGCATTTTGAGACCACGCGGACGGCGCACGCTGGCCTCGATGCTGTCAATACCCGGACGGCAGCACAAAAGCGCGCGCACATAGTCCAGTATCAGCGCGTCGGTGATGTAGCTCTCAGCCGCGCGAAACGGCGCGCAATCCACGAACGTGCGGATGCGCACATAATCCCCCGCGCGAAAGGGAAATGCGCGATCAAGGCTCAAAGTGACCCAAGGGCTCCAATCGTCATTTGCCTGCATGGCGGGTTTTCTCCTTGTTAATCCACGGGGCAGGGGGCAGCGAGATAGCCTTCTTGCGCTGCGCCAAACTGCTCTTCTGGGCCAGACCGGCACGCACGATCTTCGAGAGCGGCACACGCCGCTCCCGGTGTTGATGTGATGGCGGGGTGTTTGGGATCCGGCTCATACCGCTTCCCCGTCGATCTTGGTCAGATCTGGCCCGCTACAGTATTCGCGGTGATCCATGTAGGCTTCGCTGTAATCGGAGAGCCAGTTAATCACCTCTGGCGAGCCCAAATCGTGCTCAAGAACCTCTGCTTGAAGCTCGTCAGCGGAGCGAAAAGGGAGCCCGCGCGCTTCGCAAAACAAGCGCAGCAAATCGCTCATTTGGTCTAGGGTGAGCTTTTCAGCGGCATGTGACGGGGCGTCACGATGGTGCAGCGGCACGATGTAAAACTCAGCCGCCGCACCACCGCCGCCGTGAAATGTCTCGCCATGAGCGATAGCTCTTATGATCCACTCCTGTTCGCCACGAATACCGTCGTCCGCGTCAATCAGAGCGTGGAGGGTCGAGGCAAAAGCCTCTCCCCCCGCAAAAACCGCGATGGGTGTGTGTGTGCTGCTCATGCCGCAGCCCTCCCAAGCATACGCTTCTCAACCATCGCGCGCACTTTTTCGGCACCGGACCAAAGCGCCCGCGCGAAAGCGGTGTCGGTGTGATCGTTCAGCACTTCGTAGGGCTCATTGCCATGCACGAAGAAAAACGCGGCATGCTGGTCGCCTCGGCGGATGCGCAGCACCATTTCATCGCAAGCGGCCACCTCGCGCGTAATCGCGGTGTAATCAGTCGAGCGCTTGACGGCGTATTCGCAGCCGTCGCCAACGCTGATAGTGCAGCCCATGTCCAGTGCGTCACAGATCAGCTTGTCGATAATCCGGCGCTCTGCTGGGGCCATGTAGTCGGGATATGCAGGGACACGCTTGCTCATGCTGTCACCCCAACACGCTCAAGAGTCGGGCCCAGCCGTGTAGGGATAGGCTCGGCGCTGGAAGCGGTGCCCCACGCCATGAAATGCGCCCGGCCTGCCGAACGATTGCGGCTGTGATCACAGGCAATAGCGCGGACATCATTGACGCGCTCCAAGGCGGTCTCATGGCTCTCGTAAGGGCCAGCGATCAAGTAACAACGGTCGCCGTCGATGGCGCTCACATAGTGAAATTCGTGGTCAGGATTCGGGGTCATTTTTGCTCCAAGGGTTAAGGGTTATGCCTTTAGCATACTGCTAAAAATTAACATTGATCAAGTTTTTTTTGGGCCCAGATTTTCGCGCGTTTTGCGACTCACTCGCAACTGAGGTCGGTCAAAACTTGCAAGGTTTTGCGCTGGTTTTGCGCTGGTCTTGATTTGGTTTTGCGCTGGTTTAGAAAAAAGATTTATTAAAATCAGTAACCTACGCGAACAAAATGCGAGCATATAAGATAAGATAAGAATATAACCCCCTTACCCCCTTAGCAGGGGGATGGTTTTTTTCATTCAATTTTTGGAATATGAAGGGGCTTTGACACGCTTGCTGGGCCGCCCAATTTATGCAAATAATTAGCAGACCGCACCAGCCTGGAACCACCGATGCCGCCGCTCTCAAACCCGAAACACGAGCTTTTCGCCCAGGAGCGCGCCAAGGGCGTCAGCGCGTCTTGGGCCTACGTCAAAGCCGGGTACAAGCGCCACGATGGCAACGCCGCGAGGCTGAGTGGAAATGAGAAGGTCACGGCAAGAATCGAGGAAATTCAGGGTCTTGCTGCGAAAAAGGTTATCCGAAAGCTCGAAATCAACGCCGAGCAAACCCTGATCGAAGCCGCCCGGCTGGCCTTCTCCGACATCCGCAAGCTCTTCGATGAAGATGGCAACCTCAAGGCCGTGCAAGATCTGGACGACGACACCGCCGGGGCGATCAAGAAGGTCAAGGTCACGACCCAGCCCGGCAAGAAAGACGAGGATCCGGTTCACGTCACCGAGATCGAGTTCTGGTCAAAAACGGATGGCGTCAAGCTCTTGGGTCAGCACTTCAAGCTCTTCGGCGGCGAAACCGCAGACGATCCGCTCAAGCGGTTCGCAGAGCTGATGATGCAGGCCGCAGCGCGCCCGCTGCCCCTCGCTGAACCGATCACCCCGGCACTGGCAGACCAAGCCACAGCGCGCCCACAGCGCCCCATGACGCCCATCGAAGACGCCGAAGTGGTCGAGCGTGTGGAGGTCGAGCCATGAGCCGAGGATACCGCGACGAGATCAACGAAGCATTCTGGGTGTTCCATGAGGCCAACCCAGAGGTCTACAACCTATTCGACCGCTTCACCCGCGAATTGATTGGCGCGCGCTATCCGCACGGCTCCGCAAAACTGATCTTCGAGCGCATCCGTTGGGAAACGATGGTCCTGACGCGCGGCAGTGGGCCAGTGAAGCTCAACAACAACTTCACATCCAGATACGCGCGACTTTGGGAGCATCGCAACCTGCAACACAAAGGTTTTTTCCGTCAGCGCGCGCTCAACCCGGTTTCCGCAAACACCGTGCGTGTGCCCGAACATGAGGCGCGAGCGCAGTGAGCCGCCAGCCCTTCCACACAGCGCACCACCGCACGCGCATCGAAGCCGTCAACAGCTTCCTGATCTGGCGCGCCGCCGAGGCTGTTGATTGGGACTGCACGATGCAGGACCTCGCGGACGAGACAGGCTTGAGCCTGCGCACGGTGCAGGCCGTGTGCCAGCGCAAGGGATGGTCAAAGAGGCTGACGGCAAACCACACCGGCCGCCCTGACCGATTTCCGGTGGATGTCGCGATGCGCAGCGGGGAGGCTTACGCATGATCTCCTTCGTCGCCGGAAAGCGCATCGTGGTCGACCAAGCGCAGCGCACCGTCAAGGTGCAAGGCAGGTCACACCTCGATGAATATCCATTCGAGAAAGCACGCGACCGCGTGAAGCTCTATGAAGGCTTGCGCGCCAAGTACGCAAAAAGCCCCCGAGACTTCTACGCCGCGTCTCTCGCAGCCGCACAGCGCGCCGCCGACATGGTGGCACAGGCCGAGGTGCAGGCACATGACAATTCGTAGGATTCGAAGCTGCCGGGACTCCTTTGGCGGGGCAACTGCACCCCGCTTCAAAAAGGGTGTTCTGCACGGTCTGGGCCCGGCAGGGGGCGATACCGCTGGGGCTTGTTCCGTTCAACCAGCGCCGTCCTTCATAAACCCAGCCAAGAGCATCAACGCGCGGCGGCCCGTCGAGAATGGGCAATGATATGGGCGTACAGGCGCGCATAGACCTCCCGGAGCCCGGCACGGTCCCTCTCGATTACGTTCCACAGTCGGAACAGGAATGGCTTTACGCCATCGCGGACCCAATCTGGCGCATCTGTTCCGGCCAGATCTACAAGATCATCACCAAAAACGGCGACGACGACGAAGGCGAGGTCGTCCCGTTCAAGCCAAACCGCGCGCAGCGCAGGTTCATCGAGCGCCTTCACAATCGCAATGTGATCCTCAAAGCCCGTCAGTTGGGGTTCACGACCTTGGTTTCCATCCTCTGGCTCGATCACGCGCTCTTCGTGCCCAGCCAGCGTGTCGGCATCATCGCCCACAAGATTGACGACGCAGAGGTGATCTTCCGCGACAAGGTGCGCTTCGCTTACGACAACATGCCCGAATTGCTGCGCCTGATCATGCCTCTCAAAAAGGCGACTGAAAGCACGCTGATCTTTGCACACAACGGATCCTCGATCCGCGTCTCTACCTCGATGCGATCCGGCACGATCCACCGCCTCCACATTTCCGAGCTTGGCAAGATCGCTGCGGAATCGCCCAAGAAGGCGCTGGAAATCAAGACAGGCTCGCTCCCTGCCGTGCCTGACACCGGGATTGCGATCATCGAATCCACCGCAGAAGGCAAAGCAGGCTTTTTCTACGAGATCAGCACCCGCGCAGAGAAGCGCGCCCAGGTTGCTCGTCCGCTTGGCCGCAAGGAGTTCCGGTTTCATTTCTATCCGTGGCACGACATGCCGCAATACCGCGCGCCAGAAGGCGACCGCACACCGATCAGCCCCACACAGCACAAGTATTTCGATGATGTTGAGCGGCAGATGGGCATCAAACTCGATATTCGACAGCGCCGCTGGTACGTCTCCACACTGGAATACGAGCAAGCCGGTGACGCGGAGTCCATGTGGCGGGAATACCCGTCGACACCCGAAGAGTGTTGGCAGAAGAGCAACGCAGGCACCTACTACACCCCGCAGATCAACCGCGCCCGCGCCGAGGGGCGCATCGGGACCGTTCCTTTTGTTTCCCACGTCCCGGTTCACACGTTTTGGGACATCGGATCAGGCGACGGCACGGCTATCTGGTGCATGCAGCGCGTCGGCATGCAGCACAGGTTTCCGCTTTTTATCGAGGATTGGGCCAAGGGCTACAGCCACTACGTCAACGCCCTGCGCGAAACCGGGCAGGTGTTCGGAACGCATTACCTGCCCCACGACGCAGGGCACGAGCGCCAGATGCAGCACCGCGTCGGCAAACCAATCGACCTCTTGCGCGAGCTTGCGCCCGATTGGCGGTTCGAGATCGTCCCGCGCGTCTCCGATCTACAGCACGGCATCACGCTCACCCGCGACCTGTTCCACACATGCTGGTTTGACGCAGAAGGCTGCAAAGAGGGCATCGCGCACCTCGAAGCCTACCACAAGAAATATAGCACCCGCGTCCAGGACTGGACCGACGAACCCGAGAAGCAGGACGGCCACTCAGAGGCCGCAGACGCCTTCCGCCAGTTCGCCCAAGGCTTTGACGCAGGCACCGCAGCCGCCAACCCCTACGAAACCCTTTCCCGGATCAGACGCCGGGCACCAACGCATTAGGAGCAGCACGTGAAGATACCTCGCAAGACACCTCGCGACAACATATTCGAGCTTATCTCGCAAGCCAATGCGTTCCTCGACTTCCTGCCGCCAAACCGTGCGCGGTCGATGGTCGCCACCAAGCTCGATGAAGCTGTGCTTTGGCTCACGCAAGTAGAACCGGATGAAAGCCCAGACCCGGCGAGAGAACAGGCTGCCCGCGAATTGGATCGCGAGATCGAAGAGGCATGCGACGAGCTTCGCATTGACTACCCGGAGCCAACTCACGAAGAGCTGCGCGCCTTCCGCTCGCTCATGGATCGGATCAAGGCTGACAAGCAGGCCGACGAATACCCGGACTTCCCGTCAGACGCCGCTGCCTTCGCCGCAGGACCGCCGCTCAAAGCCAAGGAGCCGCACTTCGTCAACAAATTACCGGACGATCAGGTGCGCGCCGCTGCCCGACTTTGGCGCAATGCCGTCAAGAACCTCGACAAAGCAGGCCAGACGCGCGCCACAAGCCAGATGCGCACGATCATCGCCCGGATAGAGGAAGGGGCAAGGCGTAAGGATAGCTCATGCCCTGCCTGCAAGGGCACTGGCTGGATGGAGCGCTGGGAAATCACACCCTGCGCGCCGTTCTCTCAAAACTACATGCCGTGCCTCTATGGCTGCGGCGAAGACAGAGGTCACGGCGATCCCATTCCTCCCTACGACTACAACACAGGCAAGATCGTCACCACAGATACCGAGGATGATGGGGCATAAGCCCCGCCACCGCAACATGAACACAGGAGGCACAGTCGCACCGTCATAACCCGTCCCACGGCTCTGACAGCGATGCAGAAACACGACACACGCCCCATTCTCGACCTTGAATTGCAGGCATGGCGCCGACCCTTTGGCGACATCACTGCAATCGGCACATGGACGCTGGATGATGACCGCCCGTGCATCGTTCTGGTGCCTACGTTCACGCGCCCCGATGGCACCCGCGTGACGCCGTGCGTCATTCGTATTGACGACGCCTACCTCTGGACGCCCGAAACCGGCGACCCAACAATTACAGCCCCACGAACAGCCGCTTATGCCGACGCGCTGGGATTTTCGCGCGCCGATCCAGGCTTGTTGCTGCGCATATTCGGCATCATCGAGGACTGCCTGCCCGACGTGCTGCGCATGCCAAACCTCTACCGACAAACCGCTGGTGAAGCCGTGGCCGACGTGATCGCGCGAGACGCCGACACCGGCAAAACAATCCACGAAGGGACCGTGTACGATGTTTGAGCCTGACACATCCGCGCAGAACGACGATCCGCGCTACGCGAAGCAGGTGCAGGAGGGCACGAAGCCGAAAAGCAACGACCCGTGGGGCCGCTTGCCAAAGGACACACCCACAGCACCGGTAAAGCGCAACCGTCTCGACAAGCCCGACATGCAGGAGCTTCACAGCACCCTGATCGGCTACTATCGCCGCGAGCTTCTGCGCCAGCACGACAACCGCCGAGAAATGGCGACCGATGCGGATTTCTATGACGGCATCCAGCTTTCGCAAGACATGATTGCCCACATGCGCGAGCGTGGGCAGACGCCTTTGACGTTCAACGTGATCTCCAACGTGATCAACTGGATGTTGGGCTCCGAGCGCCGCGCCCGCACGGATTACAAGATTCTGCCCCGCAAAGAGGACGCCAGCCAAGCCGCAGAACGCAAAAGCCAGCTTCTCAAGTACCTGGGCGATGTCAACCGGACGCCATTCCACATTTCCCGCGCCTTTGGCGATGCGGTGAAGGTCGGCATCGGCTGGATAGAAGACGGGGTTCAGGAGGACGACGAAGGCGAAGCGATCTATTCGCGCTACGAATCCTGGCGCAACGTCCTGCAAGACAGCGCCGCAACCGAATTGGACATGAGCGATGGCCGCTACATCTTCCGCTCCAAGTGGACGGACGTGGACGTGGCAAACTCCATGTTCCCGGACCGCAAAGCGCAGATCGAAGCCGCGGCAACCACCAACCTCGCCCTGACACGCGCGCTGGACGCCTTTGGCGACGACGCAATGGACAGCATCGAGGAGGACATTGCGCAGTCGACCTATGCCACCGACATCAACGGCTACCGCGACCGTCGCCGGGTGCGACTGATTGAGTGCTGGTATCGCATGCCCAGCGAAGACAAATACATGAAGGGCGGGCAGTTTTCGGGGGAAATCTACGACAGCAAGAGCCCCGGCCACGTCACGGAGTTTCTAACCGGGCAAGCCGAGATCGTTACAAAGACCAAGATGCGCGTGCATGTCGCAATCATGACCGAGCAGGACATGCTTTGGCAGTCGAAAAGCCCTTACCGGCACAACCGGTTCCCGCTGACGCCTATCTGGTGTTACCGCCGCGACCGAGACAACCTGCCTTACGGCATCGTGCGCCAGATGCGGGATCCGCAGATCGACATCAACCACCGCGCCGCCAAGGCGCTGCACATCCTCAACTCGTCCAAAGTGATCATGGACGAAGGCGCGGTAGACGATCTTGAGACCTTCGAGAAGGAAAACGCCCGCGCCGATGGCATCATCATAAAAAAGCAGGGCAAGGAGCTACGCCTCGACGTGGAGCGCGGGCTTGAACAATCTCACCTCGACATGATGTCCCGCTCAATCTCGCTGATCCAAGCCATGACCGGCGTGACAGACGAGAGCATGGGCAAGACTACCAACGCCACGTCTGGCCGCGCCATCATCGCCCGGCAGGATCAAGGCTCGCTGGCAACCGCGCCGATCTTCGACCGCTTGCGCCTCGCCAAGCAGATCAGTGGGGAAAAGCAACTCAGCCTGATTGAGCAGTTCATGCCAGAGCAGCGCCAGTTCCGCATCACCAACCAGCGCGGCACACCCACATTCATCACGATCAACGACGGCCTGCCCGAGAATGACATCGTGGCCACCAAGGCGGATTTCATTGTCAGCGAAGACGACTGGTCCGCAACCATGCGCCAAGCGCAGGTGGAAGAGCTTTTGAACCTGATGGGGCAACTGGCGGGCACCGGCCCGCAGATCGTCGTGGCAACCCTCGATCTCATTGTCGAGACGATGGACATTCCGCAGCGCGAAGAGATCGTGAAGCGCATCCGCCAAATCACCGGCATGGAAGACCCGGACGCCGATCCGAACAACCCGGACCCGGAAACCCTCGCTCGCAAGCAAGCCGCAGCAGAGCAAGAGCAGTACCAGAAGGCTATGGCGATGGCCGAGCTTGCGAACAAGGAAGCCGAAGCGCAGAAGAAAGCCGCCGAGGCCGAGCGTATCCAAGGCGAAATGCGCAAGATTGCCGCCGACGTGCGCCGCATCATTGCCCAGACCGAAGGCGAAAGCGTCGAAACGCAGGTGCGCGCGCTGGAAGCAGCCGCCCGCATCATGGCGTCGCCGCAATCTGCCGGAATCGCGGACCAAGTTCTTGATGGCGCTGGCTTCCAGGACCGCACCGACATCGCAAAGATCAGCCAAGCCAAGCGCATGCTGGGTAAGGGCGATCCGATTGCGCCGATTGATGCGCCGCCAGCCGCAGCGCCGCAGCCGACACAACCCCAACCCGCAATGGAGACAGCCCCGTGAAACTGACCCCTGAATACCTTGAAAGCCTCGTCCAAGACGAAACCTACAGCCGCCCAGGTGGCGGCACGCTGACCATCTGCGTGCTGACCCTAAACGGCGGCTGCCAAGTCACTGGCGAAGACAACGTGATCAGCCCGCAAAACTTCGACGCTGATGTTGGCCGCAAATATGCCCGCGAGAAGGCCATTTCCCGCCTCTGGGAGCTAGAAGGATACCATGTGAAGCGCACCAGCAACGACCTACTGATCCGCGCCACGCGCGCAGCACACGCCACAGTGCAACCCGGATTCGACGGGCTCGATGAAGGCATGAAGCACACATGGATCGCATGCACTCAGCTCGCGCTGCAGATGCAGCCCGACGACGACATCCCCGAACAGATCACAGCTATGATCCCGACCACAGACGGCGCAGCCCGGTTTTGTGTCGTGGCGCGCGCCGTGTTCGGTCTCTGACGCCAACCCCGAAAGGACAGACCAATGCCCAAACTGAACGACGCATATCGCGACCAGCTCACCGAAGAAGAGATCACCGCCTTCGAAGCTGACAACGAAGACGACGCGGCTGACGCGCTGGAAGCCCTCGCAAACGGCGAAGCGCCCGACGAGGACGACACGCCACCAGACGCAGGCGACACATCACCCACAGAAGACGACGATGACCCTATCGTGCAGGAAGAACCGGCCAAAACGGAACAGAAGGCCGCTCCGAAGCAGGAAGCCCAGCCAGAACCCGTGCCGGATGTATCCAAGGCAAAGCAGGCACTCGATGCAATCAAAGCAGAGCGCAAGTTGCTGCGTGAACAATACGACGATGGCGATCTGACCGACGAAGAATACGACGCGAAGATCGAGGCGCTTGACGACCAGATGGCCGAGGCCGCCGCAGACTTAAAGTACGCAGAGCGCCATATCGCCAAGCAGCAGGACGATTGGAAGGCCGCAGGCAAAGCCTACCTCGACCGCTATCCCGGCCTGAAAGCCCAGGGCGTCATTCAGGCGCTAGACAAGGCGGTGCAGGAGCTTGCCGCATACCCGTCCGTCGCCAACCTGCCGCACGAGCAGTTTCTTGAGCGCGTCCACAAGAAACTGATTGCGGAAGCCGAATACACCGGCCTCGAAATTCCGGCTATCGGCAAAAGCACAGGGCAAAAGGCAAAGCAGACGCCGCCGGGCGACGAAAGCCTTGGAAAAGCGCCCAAAACGCTCGCCTCGGTGCCGTCCTCCGATGTCAGCACACTGGACGACAGCCCCTATGCCTCGCTGGAGCGCATGGCAGAACGTGGCGACCCGATTGCTTTCGAGGAAGCGATGGCAAAGCTCCCCGCCGACCAGCGCGACCGGTTCGCGTCCATGATGATTGAATGAGGTAAGACACATGCCGCTTCTGCGCAAAATAAGGGCTCTCGATACCCTGACGATCAGCCGCGACGGCGAAGAGCCCGTTGTTGTGCAGGTGCGGCGCGTCAATGCCGCCGAGGTGCGTCTCTGCGTGATTGCACCGGACGACGTGAGGGTAACGCAAGCCTCCAACGGGCGCATCCTAACGGACGCCGACCACCTCTGAACAAGGTGGGGGCTATGGGTCTTCCCCACGGCCCCTACATGTGCTAAAGAATTAGCACCAAGCGCAAGATGTGCTGCCAAATCTCAACCGCTCAACATGAGCAGAGGGCACATCTATGTCGCAAACTGTTATCCCTTGGGGTGATCCGAAGGCCATCAAGAAATGGTCCGCTAACCTCGCGGTGGACATGCTCGAAAAGAGCTACTTCAACGCGAAGTTCATCGGCACCGGCTCCAACAACATCATCGAAGAGAAAAAGGATCTCGAATCCGAGCCGGGCGACCGCGTGTCGTTCGATCTTTCCGTCCAGCTTCGCAAATCGCCGGTCTCCGGTGACAAGCGCGTGAAGGGCAACGGCGAGAACCTCAAATTCTTCACCGACGAAATCATCATCGACCAGGTGCGGCACGAAGTGTCTGCCGGTGGGCGCATGACCCGCAAGCGCACCGTTCACGATCTCCGCAAAGTCGGCAAGGATCGCATGGGCGATTATTGGGCCAAGTGGATGGACGAGCTAATGTTCATCTATCTGGCTGGCGCACGCGGCATCAATGAAGATTTCATTGAGCCCGAAACATTCACCGGCCACGCGACCAACCCGCTCCGCGCGCCTGACGCACAGCACATCCTGTACGGCGGTGACGCAACATCGAAGGCGACCATCGTGGCCGCTGACAAGATGAATCGCGGCTTGATCGAACGTGCCGTGACCCGCGCCCGCATGATGCGCGCCAAAGACCCGGAAACGGCGAACATGGTGCCCGTCAAGATTGGTTCGCAGGAACACTACACCTGCGTCATGTCTCCCTACCAGGAACATGACATGCGCACGACCGCAGGCGAAACAGGCTGGCTGGAAATCCAGAAGGCCGCAGCCGGGGCAGAAGGCAAATCAAACAAGATCTTCACCGGCGGCCTTGGCATGATCAACAATGTGATCCTGCACAGCCACTCGTCTGTGATCCGGTTCAGCGATTATGGCGCTGGCTCCGATGTCGAAGCAAGCCGCGCGCTCTTTATGGGCCGTCAGGCAGGCGTTTACGCATGCGGCATGAAAAACGGCCGTTTCGACTGGACCGAGGAAATGGAAGATCGCGGAAACGAGCCGGTAATCACCGCTGGCACGATTGTTGGCGTGGGGAAGACCCGTTTCAATGGACGCGATTTTGGCGTCATGGCGCTGGATACCGCCGCCGCAGAGCCCACGGGCTAATGACGTAGCGGGCTGGTTTATCCCGGCCCGCCGCTGCCCCCCTTTCCAGAAGGACACAGGACAATGCTCCACATTTCTCGCGCTGCAAAAACCACCGCAGCACCCATCGCCGGGCAATCCGGCACAGTTATGAAGGCGGTCTTTGAGCATACGTTCACGACCGCTTTCACCGCCGCCACTGATATTCTCGAAATCGGCCTCATGCCCGCACACGCTCGCGTCGTCGGCGCGACCGTGATCGGCGCAGGCTTTGGCGGTGCGATCACTGCCGATGTCGGCCTTATGACCGGCGATCAGGGCTCCAACGACGACACCCGGACCTTGACGGGCACCGAGTTCTTCAATGACGCCGACGTGAATGACGCGGAAGCCGACATGACAACCGCTGCCGCACTGGCCGTCTCGCAGGACCAGAAGCATCGCGGAATCGGCGTAGAGCTATCTGCCGATGTGGCCGCAGGTGCCGCCAAGAAACTCACGCTTGTCTTGGAGTACGTCTACTAAGGCGCGCCGAAACCCTTGCGCGCCACAAACCTGCTCTGGCGCGTGAGGACAGACCGAGGCGGTAGGGGTTGCCGCCTCGGTCTTCCTTCAACCTCACAGGAGCCCACCGATATGCTCATTCAATGCACGATTGCCTCAAAGCCGCGTGAAATCACGCTGGACGGCAAGACCTACAATTTCCTCCCGCTCGATCCCGAAAGCCCGGACTCGCCCAAGGTTGCAAGCGTCAAGAATGACGAGCATATCGCGCGCCTTCTTTCGATCTCCGAAGGTTACAAGTTCTTCAAGGCAGAGCCCGGTGACAGCGATGGCGCGGCCAAAGAAGACCCGGTGCGCGCGGCAATTGAGCCGGTGGCGGAAGCAATTGAAACAACCGCAGACAGCGACACCCAAGAAGGCGACACAGACGGTGGGGAAGACGCGCTTGTGGCGCTGCTCAACGACCCTGTTACCATTGGCCGACCGTTGGCCGAGATCGCGTTTGCGTTCCTGTTTGACCGCGCGCCTAACGGCAACGCCCACACCGACACCATCATCAAAAAGGTGATCGAAAAAGCCGCCGAAACTGGCTGGCTGGCCGAAGGCGATGATGGCTCAGACCTTATTGCAAAGGTCGAAGAAGCTGACGCTGCTGGCGCATACGGCGAATAATCAGAGGAAACGCGCATGCCATTCACAGCAAGAGACATACTCTGGGCGGTCCAGACGGCGCTGCAAGATGGAGGCAATCGGCGCTGGACGCTCGAAGAGCTGCGCGTTTACCTCAATGACGGCTTGAAGCAGATCGCTTTTTTCAAGCCAAGCGCCGTTTCGCATAAAAAATCAATTCCCCTCGTTGCAGGGACATATCAAGAGCTTGAAGACGGCGAGCTTTTGCTGCGCGCGCTGAAAAACGGATCAGGCGGCGTGGTCACACCGATTGACCGCGCAATTCTCGATTCGCAGTTCGCCAACTGGCATAATTCGTCGTCCGTGCCGTTCTCGCCAAACGTCACTCATGTTATGATGGACGAAGAAAACCCCCGCGCTTTCTATGTGTTCCCGGGCAACACAGGAGGCGGCACTTTGGAAGCCATTGTTTCGCGCGCGCCAGAGGAAGTTGAGGCGCCCGAGAACCCTCTCGATATTGAAGCCTACACGGCAGAGATCGACATCCCAACGCTCTACGAAAACTGTCTGCGCGATTATGTGTTGTCGCGGGCATTTGAGAAGGACGCGGCAATCCCGGGAGCCTTGCAGCGCGCTGCTGCCTATCGGCAGTCCTTCAATGATGCAATCGGCGTAAAGTCCCAAGTTGAAGCGGCCAACAACATCAACACAAGCACATAACGGAGCTTGGAATGACAGCCCCAACCATTCCGATTTCAGTGTTTGACAGCTTTGTGCTGCCATTCGCACAGCAAGCGCCCCGGCCACTGGTGAGCAAGTTTGTCCGATTGGCTGCCATCGAGTTTTGTGAGCGCACCCGCTGCTGGCGCGAGATCGTCACTGTAAACGTGACAGATCAGAACGCTGCAATCGTTGCGCCGGATCACGCCTCGATCCACGAAATCGAAGAGGCGACATTCGACGGGAGGCCGCTAACGCCGACGCAGTTCACCGATACGACCCTCATGGAGCGCCAAGAAGAAGGCCACCCAAGATACATCACCCAGACACACCCGAACACCGTTGCCCTCATTCCCTTTGAAGCCGGGTCGCTAACGCTATCGCTGTTTCTCAAGCCACGTTCTGAAACCCAAATGCGGTCTCTTGTCGTGTCAGGGCAGACGGTAGACAGGTACGATGTCGTGCCAGAGTTCATGTTCAACCAGTACGCCCAGAAGATCGCAGATGGCGCGCTCGCACGCTTGCTGATGGTGCCGGGGCAGGCATTTTCCAACCCGCAAGAAGGCATGCGCCGCTCTATGCTTTTCAATCAGCATTGCGACGCCAAATTCGCCACCAACATCACCATGCAGCACAGGGCGCCCCCGCGTGTGCGCATGACGGAATACTGAGGTGCGCGTATGCTCTACCGGATTGAAACTTTCCTTGGCGAGATCCCGCGCCTAGACCCGCGCAAACTGCCTAAAGGCGCGGCCCAATCTGCCATCAACATCAATCTTGCAGAAGGCACGATAAAGCCAATCGCGGGCTTAACCCCGGCTGGTTCCGTCGGTGGGACCGCCGTTGATTTCATAGCCTACAATGGAACGTATCTGCCATTTTCAACTCCGGTCACTTTTGCGCCTGGGCCTGTTGCTGACGATCGCTTGTATTTCGCTCAGCAGGGGGGCGTGCCGAAGCTGCGGGTCATGCCGAACGGCAATGAAGACGAACTGGCGCTTCCAACGCCGTCATTCCGCCCGCTGACAACGATTGAAAGCGCGGCGCCAGAACCGGCAGAAGGCCAAGACGCGCTCCCGGTGGAAACAATCGTTATGTGCTTCACATGGCTGACTGATCTAAATGAGGAAACGCCACCAAGTCCGCTCTCAACGCCCCTCGATGTCACCGAAGGGTCGACAGTCGCATTTGTGGCGAACATGACGCCTCCCGCTGGCTCGCGCATCACCAAAGCGCGAATATACCGCTCTCAAACCAGCGCCACCGGAACAACTGCGCTGTTCTTCGTCAAAGAGGTCGACACGGCAGTTTCAACATACGTCTCGAACCTTGACACTGACCCTTTGCAAGAACCGCTACCGTCAGCGGATTATGACCCGCCTCCCAATGATCTTGAGGGCATCACGCCCCTATGGAACGGCATGATTGCGGGCTTTTCAGGGCGTTCGATCTATTTCTGCGAGCCATTCATTCCGCACGCATGGCCGCTCAAATACGAGCTAAAAACAGATTACGAGATCATGGGCATGGCGGCGACCGGGAATACTCTTGTCGTCACGACCAAAGGCACGCCGTATATCGCCACAGGCACAGCGCCGGAAAACATGATCCTAGACCGGCTTGATCTCAACCTGCCGTGCGTTTCAAAACGCGGCGTTGTCGATATGGGCGTAGGCGTGGCCTATCCTTCGCATGATGGTCTGATACTCGTGCAGGGCGGTTCCCCGCAGAACATTACCCGTCAGCTTTTTGACCGCCGCGCATGGTCGCGCCTGAACCCGTCGTCTTTTGTTTCAGCGCATTACGATCAGGGCGTTTATGTTGCATCGTATGAAGGCGACGATGGCCTTGAAACCATTATGATCGACATCAAAGGCGAAACGCCAGGCTTGGTGCGCGCTCAAATGGAAGCGACACCGACAGCGTTCCGGTATGACATCATCACCGGCCAACTAAACGTATCAACTGGCGCAGGATCCACGATTTACTCTTGGGATGATGTCCAAACAGACTCGCACGCTGAACTGACGTGGAAATCAGGGCGCCTGCATCTGCCAGTCGAAATGTTGTTCGGCTGTATTCTGGTCGAAGGCCGCATGCTGGATGAATCCGAGGCGTACACTGCAAAAGTATGGCGTGTGGTGCCCGGCCCTCTGGTCGACGGGGTAGAGGAACTGGAACTGGTCTACGAAACCGAGTCTATAGACGATCTGAACAAGATCCAGCGCATTGCTCCGGGATGGGGTGGCGAATGGGAAATCGAAGTGACCGGCTGCCTTGAGATTGACCGGATTACAATCGCGGGCGTTCCAGACGAACTGATGGGTGGCGGGTAACATGCCCCGCGTAGAGTCACTTTCTCGCACACAGCGCGACCTACAGCGCCTTGATGGTCGAAGAGGCCCGCCGAGCGCACGAGCCGTGACGTGGGGCGACCTCGATGAACTCCTTGCTCAAATTGCTGCGCAATCTCAAGCCTCAAACGGGAAGTTTGCGCAAGCCGTGTTTGGTGGCGGCGGCAATATCAATTTTGAGGACATATTTGGACCGATTGGTGTCGACCAAATCGTGTCGCCATACCTCGATGCGCCTACGGGGCTGACAGTCACATCGACAGTGAATGAAGAAACTGGCGTGTCATTCATCTACGTCGATTGGGACGACCTCGATGGCGCGTCGGGATACCATCTAGGATTTTCTCTTGAAAACGGCGGTGAGTTTATTGTTCCAGCGCCCTCGTCGTTTTTTCAAGACAGCGTTCTGGCAGGGACATTGATTAGAGTGCGTGTGCGCGCGCTCAATTCACTCAATGTTCCCGGCGTATGGTCAGATTACGTCAACCACGTCGCTCAAGCAGATACGACCCCGCCACCAGTGCCAACCGGGCTGAAAATTACGCCGGCGTTCAATGGCTTTTGGATCGAATGGGATCCATCACCCGCGGCTGATATTTCGCGCTATGAAATTTATGAAAGTGAAGCGCCGTCTCCCGCGCCATTGCTCTCAACCAACCCGTCATTTACCTCTGCCAGCTCCGTTTTTTTCCGTGGCTCACTGCCAAATGGAGCCACCCGGCATTACTGGATACGCGCGGTTGATTACTCTGAAAACGCCTCAGCGTGGACAGACAGAATTACAGCGACAACAGTGGTCGACCCGGGCGAGCTTCTTGATCTATTGGAAGGTGAGATTACAGAAACGCAGCTTTTCGCTGACCTCGGCGCGCGCATCGACCTGATTGACGGTCCGATTGACATGGAAGGTTCCGTGTCGTGGCAGGTCGCTGCCGCTTACGACGCAGCGATTGGAGCGATCGAAGAAGAAGCGGAGGTTCGCGCCGACGAAACAGGGGCTTTGTTTGCTCAATACGCCATCAAAATTGACCTTGACGGATACATTAGCGGGTTTGGCCTTGCCAGCGAGGCGCCGATAGACGGCACGCCTCGCAGCGCCTTTGTCGTGCGCGCGGATTCATTCTCGATTGCAGGCACAGGCGCAGAGCCGGAAATTCCGTTTATTGTTCGCACCAGTGGCACAGTAATCGGCGGGCAATATGTGCCTCCTGGCGTCTACATTCGTGATGGATTCATCCAGAACGGCACGATCACAAACGCCACAATCGCAAACGCGACGATCACCGATGCAAAAATTGCCTCGTTGTCTGCGGCCAAGCTCATTGCGGGCACCGCGATTGCAAACAGCGTCACGGTAAACGGGCAGGCACTTGGGACGGTTCAGCAAAACGCAAACGACCCCGCCGCCCGGATCAACTCGGCGTCGACCAACATTTTGCCCGGCCGAATTACCATCAGTGGCCCTGCAACCTTGCTCGACTGGACCGCGAGCGGGGATCGCACTCGGATTGACGGCGGGCGAATCTTCACCAATTCCATATCTGCCAACTCAATCAACACCATCGAGCTTGCTGCCAATAGCGCGTTTGTCACCAACATGACAGCGACCGGTTCGGTCTTTATGAACCAGTTAATTGTGCGCACCGCGAACATTCAGGATGCCGCTATCACCACCGCCAAAATTGGCACGGCGGAAGTTGACACCCTGCGCATCAGGGGAAACGCGGTCACTGTCCCCCTCTCCCAAACAGTGACAAACCCCATAATCGGCATTGGTGATTTTCAAGAGGTTCAAGGCATTTGGCACACGTTAGATGAACCTGGAACGATCCTTGTGTTTTGGAGCGGAGGTCAGGGTTATGGCGCTGGCGCTACGCCCCATACCGTGCAGCTCAGGATTGGCGACGAGCTTTTCCCAATGAGCAATGAAACCTACCCCATGAATACTGTCCTGTCTCGCGGGGGAAACGACATCAACGACTACCCCACGTTCAGTTGGTCTGGCGATTTCCCAGCAGGAAGACGCCGTATTTCCGTCTATTGGAACGCCAATAGCACAGTGCAAATGAACAGCAGGACCATCGCAATTCTTGGGGTGAAGCGATGAAGTACGTTCTTTTTCAAAAGAAAGATGGCCGGATAATCGGAACGGGGTCCGTCACCGCCAGATATGACATTTCACAGTTTGAGGACGAACGAACCGGCGTGTTGGTTGTTGAGGCTTTGCCGGGCGACGGCCATAAAGTCGTTGACGGCAATCTTGCGCCCGTTGGGCCCGGCGATTTTGAAGATGATCTTCTTGCCGAAGCATGGTTTAGCCTGCGCGCCGAACGCCATGCGCGTCTTGCCGCTAGTGATTGGACGCAGGTTCCCGATGCGCCAGTAGATCAATCTGCGTGGGCTATATACCGGCAACAACTCCGCGATCTTCCCGCCAACACGGCCGATCCGCGACAGGTAGTCTGGCCCGCAATTCCAGAATAATTCCAAGCAAATCGAAGGACAAAAGCAATGGAAGATTCAACGCCGCGCTTGTTGAAAATGGGAGACGCGCTTTCGCAGCTTGCAAATGTCACGCTCCTTCCAAACCACAAGCAAACAACCGCAAACGAAAGCATCTCTGGTCGCTCATATCGGATGGGGTGGACGCGCATGGTGCGTTTTGTCGATTTCCTGTTTGGCAGCGGTCATTGTGAGCGAGCGTTCCTAAACGACATTGAGCGGGCACATCACGTCCTGATGGTTCATCGGGTAGAGGTTCTTCCGCGCGACGAAGACCTGTGATACGATTCAAGCGAGACATGGCAAGATGCAATGCCTCGCACACCGCTGGAACACTGCCCGCGAACGCGAAGGATTGATCTTGTGAGCATGTATGTATCCCTTGAAGGTATCGGCCAAGACGCCATGCTCGAATTTGCCCGGCAGCGAGTAGGCAATGCCGGGCCTTGGCCCCCGCACGCCGTAGCTTTGGGCATTTACACCGAAGACGGCACATTGCGCGCGGTTCTGGTGACAGTCCAGACCTATCATGGCGTCGTGGATATGCACTTTGCCTCTGACGAAACCCGCCTCTGGGGCAATCGCAGCGTCCTGCAGATGCTCTTCGGCTATATGTTCGATTACCTTGGCGCGCGAAGGGTCCAGACCTGCCACCCTGTACCTGCCAAAGCGCACACATCAATCATTCTGCGACTTGGCTTTACCGTCGAGGGCACGCTGAAAGACGCCATAGACGAAGGTGTGGACGGTATCCTCTTTTCCATGCTCCGCGAAGAGTGCGCTTGGCTGCCTCACGCGCCAACGAATGAAGGATCATATCATGGGCAAAAGTAGCGCACCCGAACCAGACGAGCGCATCGGTGAAGCCGCTCTCAAAAACGCGGCAACGGGCGAAGAATACCTGGCGTTTATGCGCGCTCAGGCGGATGTCACGAACCAGTGGGCCTCTGAGGACCGCGACCGCTACAAGACTGTCTTTGAGCCCTTGCAGGATGATTTCATCAACCGCACGCAGGAGCGGATTGCCGCAGGACCGGATTACTCCAAGGTCGCGGGAGACGTTCGGCGGGCGCAGGCCGATGTATCGACCGCCTTTGACGGCGCACAACAGCAGCAGGACCGTCGCCTTGCCTCTCGCGGCGTGCGCCCGGATGCAGGCGCCTCGACCGAAACAACCCGCCGATCCGAGATCGCCGAAGGGCTTGCCTCTGCCGGAGCGGCCAACAGCACCCGCCTGCAATCGCGCGCCCGCGCTGACGCGGAGCTGGCTATGGAAGAGGCCAACGCGATCAATCTGGGTTCTGGCCTCGCGGTGAACCCAGCAACCGCTATGGGCCTTTCCAACAATGCTGCGTCATCTGGCTTTTCTGGAGCGCAAAGTGGCTATAGCTCGATGGCAGCGGGCCTTGGTCAAATGGATGCCCAAAGAATGCGCGCGTGGGAGGGAAACAACGCGCAAAATGCCAGCCTTTGGGGGGGCATTGGAAGCATTGTTGGGCTTGGAGTCTCCAACATCGACAAATTGGCACCGTTGATGATGTCGTCCGAAGACTACAAGACCGACAAGGCGCCGGTGCGCGACCCACTTTCGCAGCTTATGGACATGCCGGTGGAAGAGTGGAGCTACAAGAACGGCATCGCGGACGGCGGCGCAGCCCGCCATGTTGGTCCCTATGCAGAGGATTTCCACAAGGCGACCGGCAAAGGCGACGGAAAGACAATCCCCCTGCAAGACATGATCGGCGTCACGGCAGGCGCGGTACAGCAGCTTGCCGACAAGGTAGACAAGCTCACAGGCACAAAGGCCGCGAAAAAGCCAAGTGCATTGCCTCGTCAGAGTGGCGCACCGGCAGGTCGCGGCTCCCTCTCTGAAATGTTTGCAACATGAGCTTTGGGGCCGCTCTCTCCGGGTTCGCTGACGGCTTCCGTTCGGGCGAAGGTATCAAGCAAAATCGTCGTCGCGACGACATTCTTGATCGCATGATGCAGCGCACTCTTGATGAAGGGTACGCAAAATTAGGCAATGAAGACGGTTATTATGCCCCGGACAGATGGCGTGGTAGCCCTGAGACTTCCAGCACCAGCACCAGCACCAGCGGCGGTGGCAGTGGCGGCGGCAGCCGAATGACCGTGGCTGACCCGGTTGCGGCAGATATGCCGGGCTATCAGCGCGCGTTTCTAAATGCTATTGCCCTTGGGGAATCCGGTGGCGCCTACAACGTGCGCTACACCCCCAGGGGCGGTCAAACTTTTGACGAAACCGGGGATCATCCGCGCATCTTTGAGAAGGGGCCGCATGGGCCTTCCAGCGCCGCAGGGCGATACCAATTTACCGCGACCACATGGGACGACTTGGGCGGCGGCCCATTCACCCGCGAGAACCAAGACCGCAAGGCTTGGCAGCTTGCCGTTCGCGATTACAATCTGCGGACCGGGCGCTCTCTCGATCAGGATCTTGCAAAGGATGGCCTGACACCGCAGATCACCAAGGCGCTTGCTCCAACATGGGCGGCGTTTAACAGCGCGCCCGACCGGTATATCAGCGAGTATAACAACAGTTACACCCGATACAGAGACGCCGCGCGGAAAACCAACCCCACGCCAGCCCGTGTGCCTCTAGGCGAGCCAGATTCACCTGCGGTAGTATCGCTGCCTTCGCTTGCTGAAACAGTCGGCAACGTGCCTAAGAAAAACTCCGAAGACCCGCTTCTTGCGTCGATCTTCAACCGCATGAAAGGAGCCTCCTGATGTCGCTTGGTTCATTTGTTCAGGGCGCTTTCCAAGGCTACACGTTTGGCGAAAACGTCAAAGATCGCAAAACCGAACGAAAGCGCAACGAAGAGCGATTCCAGTGGGAGCGTGACGCGCAGGATTGGCGCGGCGAGCTACAGCAGCGCGAGCGGGAAAACTGGCGCTACAGCGACGAGTTGCGCGGTCGTCAGCGCACCCAATGGGAGCGTGCGGAAGAGCAGCGGCGCAAAGAAGAAGCCCTGCAAGCAGAGCTTGACCAAATACGCAATGAAGGATTCGAGGACTGGCAGCGTGGGCAAGACGGGCAGCCCGTTCCAGAAAACACCCCCCAGGGGACTGTTCGCGTGCCGTTTGCCGCTTCTGACGGCACCGGCCAAGCAGCACCAGCTCCGGCGCGGGCGACATTTCCCGGAATGAACGTGCCGGGCTTGTCCGGGCCCAACCCAAACGCAGCACCGCTCCGGTTTGGCGATGATGTCCCGCGCATGGAGAACCGCCCGATCCGCGTCCCTCTTGGGCAGGCTGGCGACGACACGCTTGCGGGCAACATGGGCGGCGACATGCTTCTGACCGACATCCAGCCGGTCAAAGGAACGTACAGCGAAGAGGAACGCCGCCAGATCGAGCGTGAAGCGCGCGCAATGGGTATGGCACCGGACCAGTATATCCGCAGTGTCACCGGTGAGCGCCGCCCGGCAAACGTCGATCGGACGGATGATGCGCGCGCCCGTCGCGGAACGGGCCGCACAGGCGACAACAGCACCGCAAAACGGGAGCAAAAGCGGCCCGCAGAAGGCCGCAAAATCCGCACAACTGCCATGACACCAAACGCAAACAGCCGGGCCGCAGTGGATTACCCTTACAATCCGTCGTCACCGGAAGCCCGCGCAGGCATCATGCAGCCGGGAGGCGAGCGGACAGCACCGCGACCGCCCGCCGAGACGCCGCGTGGCATGCAGTCACCAAACGCAATGGACCCGAGCTACCGCGCGCCGATCTTCTCTGAGATTGGCGCGCCTGACGTGTCCCGGCGCGCGCCTGGTGGGCCTGTCAGCCCGGAGACAATCACCGCAGAGACCGGTGGCGAGGCGATCCGCGACGAGGGCGCACTCACCTATGGTGGCGGCGCACAGCCGCGCCCGAGCGCGCCGGGCATGCCGGTTGATCCGCGCGCGCCAGCCGGGCCAGAAGCAGGCGAGCCCCGCCTCCAAGACGTTCGCACCATGCGCAACTCACTGGCAGCATACGAAGGCGCGCCACCAAATTCCGCAGGCTTCCCCGAAGGCAGCGCCAACGGGCAGTTTGATGTGGATGACGTGGAAGGCGTGCGCCGTAGGGTTCAAGCAGGATCCACAACGCCGCGCCCGGCAAACCCGGACACCACAGACGACGCCCGCGCTGCCCGTGGCACAGGACGCGCAAGCGACCCGGCGCCGCAGCCAGACGCACTCGTGCGGGATGTGGACCCCAACCGCAGCGCCTTCATTCAAGACATCCAGGGCATGATGCGGCAGGGCGACATCAGCAGCGCGCAAAACCGGATCGCTCAAGGTCTGGCGACAGGAGAGTTCGGGCCAGCAGGAAGCCCCATTGCGCGCGCGGCTGGTGCCGTGGGCGACTATTTCACAGCAACCCCGACTGAGGGGCAGGAAAATGCCGCGGCGCGACGCAAAACTGCAGAGGCAATCCAGTGGTATCGGAGCGACGAGGCTCGCGCGCTTTTCGAGCAGAACCCTGACGCACTCACGGCGGCGGCGGCAGACCCGATTGCCTTCCTAGAGCAGCAGGCCGGGACAGGACAGGCGCAAGGTCAGCCGCAGGGCGAGCCACAGCCTGGCCAAGGCGCTGCATCAGCCGCAGAGCCGCCGCGCCAGCCCGGAGCACCGCAAGGCGGCGGCGTAGGCCAGCCGGTCTATGGCGGCATGACGGCCTCGCAGGCTGCACAGTTTCAGGATTTGCCGGAACCACGCATGGCGATCGAGGACGGAGGCCAGCCGATTAGCGTTGCGCGTGACAGCCTTTCCAGCAACGCAAACGCCGACAACCAAGGCCAAGCGCCGCAGGTTTCGGACCAACAGCGCGCTCAAGCCGCGGCGACATTTCGCGAGTATTACCAAGCGGAGGTTGTCCCGCGCCAAATCGAGGCTCTTTATCAAGCCGGGGAGATCGAAAAGGCCGAGCAGTTGCAGACGTGGTTCGAAGATAAACGGTCGCAGAGCTTGCAGAAGGCATATACAGATGCGGTCGCTGCGGCTGCGCTTGGAGACGAACGCGGGTTCTTTGACAACATCGGTAAAGTCTACAACAGCTTTGACGACGGCTATCGCTTTATTGCGGACGAGTCCGACCTCTACAAAAACGAGGCCGGAGCAACGATTGCCAAGGTCACTCTTGAAAACACGGCAACCGGAGAACGCTTCACCCAGGAATACGAAGGTGGGGAAGAGTTGATCCAGCAGGTGTTGACCCAGATGGACCCGATCAGCGTGTTTGAGCAGTTGCGCGGGCAGGCCGAGGCCGAGGCAGCCGCCGCAGCCGAGCAGCAGGATTGGGAAATCGGTTTGGTGCGCAAGCGCATCGAGGCCGGGGTCGAGACGGGCGAAGACCGGGGGGCAATCGTCAAAGACGTTATGACAGAATTGATGAAGAACCCCAGCTTTGCGCAAAAATCAGCCGAAGAACAGGCTATTGAATTGGAAAACTGGATGCGCCTCTACGACTTGGCGTCTCGCGGCACGGCAAGCCCACAAGCGCCGGTCTACCTTGGTGACTAGGAATATCGCCTCCTTGTGATTTAATTTTCAAAATTAAATCGCAAGGAGACAACCCCCATGTCCAAATTCTTCAATGAATTGATTAAGGCCGCCGGGTTCCCTCAGCGGCCTTTCTCTTTGATGCGCAGTCCCACATCCTCAGCCAGCGCCTTTGCGTCAGCCTCGGATCGCACCTGATCCAGCTTCGCAATCACCTCAGCCAGATAGGCTCGAAGGTCATCCCGCGTCGGCTCCGGGTACTTCTCTTGCAGCGTAGCCACGATCTCCGCGTTCATGGAGCGGTTGTTGGCAGCGGCAACAGCCTTGATCCTATCCCGCATGCCGTTGGGAAGACGGAGCATATACTGATCCTGCTTTTCGCTTGGGTATTGGTGTTTTTTCAACGGAATCACCTCTCACCTATCAAATAGCTACTAACTATCATTGATGGAAGCATATCTAGTTGATAGGTATAAGGCACCTAGTTGATAGGTTTACACCTAAGTGCATGAGGAAAAATGGAAAATAGAAGTACGACCGACCAATACATGCTTCGCCTGCCGCCCGGCTGGCGCGACATTGTGAAGGAGGAAGCCAAGAAATCGCATCGTTCAATGAACGCGGAGATTTTGTCGGCCATTGAAACAGCCATGCGGATCAAGGGGGTGCAGCTTGACACGCTCAACACCTGAAACGGCAAAAGCCGCCGAGGTTTGTGCCCTCAGCGGCCTTCAAGTGAACATTATCAGAAAGGTTCGAACATGAACGTACAGACAAACAACGAAGACTTCAACGGTGTTCAGATCACCGTCCGTGACGGGGCGCTGACCGTCACCAGTCGTCAGGTCGCGGAACACTTCGGGAAGCAGCACAAAGACGTGCTTCGCGCGATCCGCAATCTTGAATGTTCCGGTGATTTCAACGAGCGCAATTTTGCGCCCGTCGAATATCTTGATGTCAAGGGTGAGACCCGCACAGAATATGCTATGACCCGCGACGGCTTTACGTTCCTTGCGATGGGCTTCACTGGCAAGGAAGCGGCGCGCTGGAAGGAGAAATACATCGCGGCCTTTAACGCGATGGAGCAGCGGTTGCGGCCCAACCCAATGCCCGCTCCGATGGCTGACCTGTCCGACCCCGGTGTGTTGCTACCCCTGCTAACAAGCTACGCGCAGCGGACGCAGGTGGCGGAAGGCCGCGTGGCCGAACTTTCCCCAAAGGCAATCGCGTATGATCGGCTGGACGCATCAGAAGGCGCGGTCAATGTGCGCATCGCCGCCAAGATGCTGGACGTGCCAGAACGCAAATTCACGAAGTGGCTTGAAGCAAATGGCTGGGCGTTTCGTCAGAACGGCATTGGCCCGCTGCAAGCCTATGTGGACAAGCGCAATCGGGGCTACCTTGAACATCGTGCGCATACCTACCACGACAGCCAGAGCGGCGAGGACAAGACGGTTGCGCAATTGATGATCACGCCGAAGGGACTGGCGCGCTTGTCTCAGATTTTCTCGAAGCAGGGAGCGCCAGCATAAGTTGGTGGGAACCGACTGCGAAAAGTGAACTTCCGCCGACCCGCATGATCTGCTAGGGTCGGCACAACCCCTTTGAAGAGCAAGATGCCACAAAGGACGCAACCACCTTTCAGAAAAGGGGGCCGTCTTGGCTGGCAACGAATCTTACGATCTGGGTCTTGGTCGGCGTGATCGCCAATCCGTCACCGAACGTCTCGCGGACATTCAAGCTGGTGCGCCGCTTGCAGGTGAAGCGCCAAAGCCCAAAACAATCCAAGACATTTCCGTAGAGACTGGCGTTCCGTGGAACGTGATCGAGACCGTTGTTCGCGACTCCGGTGTTGCCCAGGAACAAAGTCTGGCGCTCGCTCAAGATTTCGCCCAAAAGATGAAGCAGGAGATCGACGCGGGGAAGGACATCCCCGGTGCGATGCGGTCGATCTTCGGAGACGACGCGCCCGTTGAGGATGCACTCAAGCGGGCGGTCGATTTGGCCGGAAGAGGTGACGAGGGACGGGCCTCTTCCGGTCAAAACAACGACAATAGTTTTGCCGAAGACTTTGGGCGCAGCGTGGCCGGTGGCGCGATCACCGGCGTTGGCATGATTGCCGAAGGCGCAGGCACCTTGCTCGATGTGGACGATCTGTTCGGGAACCCGGGCATTACCGATTGGGCGGAGACCGCAGGCCGCGCCGTTGGTGACACGCTGCGCGGCTGGGGGCAGAACGTCAAAGACGGCATGTCCGACGACGCCAAGCGCGCTGTGCGCAATTCGACACCCAAGGGCAAGATTTTTGAGCCTTCCACATGGGAGTTCGAAGGCGACGTGTCTCCAAAGGGGATCGCGCTTCTCACAGCCGATGTTCTAGGCTCGCTTGCCCCTGTCGTGATTGCTGGTATTTTCACTGGCGGTGTTGGCGGCGCTGCCGTAGGTGGTTTGCAGGGCGCAGGCGCCGGGGCGCAGACAGGCCGCGACATCGTGGACCGGGCAACGCCGGAACAGCTTGAGGCCAACAGCAGCTACTACAACGAGCTGATCGCCAAGGGCATGACACCCGAAGCCGCCAAGGAAAAGGTCAAGGACGCCGCCGGTTCGCTGGCCGCAGTCTTTGCCGCCCCGGTGGCGGGTGCAGGTGGCGCAATTACTGGACGTATGGTGCAAAAGGGATTGCCGGGCCTTGCGTCCAAGGGTCTTGGCACGCGAGTTGCGGGCACCGCAGCAGTCGGCGCTTTGGAAGAGGGTGTTCAAGAGGCAACCGAGGGTTATGTCGCGCGCGCTGGCGCCGAATTGGCGTCTGGCCTGCCAGTCGATAAAATGGAAGGCACATTTGGCGAGTTTGTCTTGGGCGCGCTTGGTGGTGGCGCGTTTGGTGCAGGTCGCGGCCTGCTGCCGTCGCGCCAAGCAGATCAGGGCGATAGCACAGGTGAACCGCTTGCGCTTCCTTCGCCCGCCCCGCAGCTTCCGCGTCCTGATGATGGCGCAAGTGGCAGTGACCCGACCGCCCGCCCGCCGCTGGGGGTTCTCGCACGCGCGGCACAGGCCGCACCGAAGCCGGTGGAGCCTGACGCGCCATTCCCGGCCATGAACGCGCAAGCCGGGCAACCGGTGCGCGTGACACTCAAGAACGGCATGGTTGTCGATGCAGAGTTCGTAGGCGAAGACGAGGCCGGTGTGTCTCTCAAGGTCAATGGCGAGCCTGCGTTGATCACCCGCGAGCGCATGGAACAGGACGGGATCCAGATCGCACCCGTCGATGTCGTTGCGGAAACCGCCTGGGCAGACGCAGAAGCCGACCCAGCGGCCAATTTCGAGCCGTTGGACGACACCACAGAGCCGCCGCAGCAGCGCGCAGAACGCCTGCAAGGCGCGTTGGACACCTACCTGTCAGAACAGCAGATCGAGGCGACACCCGAAGACCGCGCTGAGATTGCCAACAGCATTGACCGGTTCGGTGGAACCGTGGCGCAGGCCGTCGCTGATTTCCAAGCAGAAATGCAGATGGAGGCGCTGGCGCAGGAAGCTGCGGCGATTGCGCCGGTCCCGCCGCCGGGTGAAGCCGTCGATCAAGAGCCGGTCAAAAGCGAAACCCCAACAGAACAAGCCGGTTCGGCGGTCACACCGGCCCAAAATCAAGAACCAGTCAAGAAACTGGACGGCACCGCATGGGGCGCAATGGCCCCGGAGCAGCGTCAGGCATTGCTGGCAAGCGTGGGCTTCAAGGACGCACAGGGCAACCTGAACGCGCCCGGCCGTCGCGCCGCTGGCAAGGAATGGGACGCGCTTTCGGAGCGCGTGCGCGAGAAGCTGGCCGAACAGATCGACCCGCAGGCGCAGGCTGGCGCACCGGTGGCGCCGGTGGCCGACCCGAACCGTGGGCTCCCCCAAGGGGCCACCCCCGCGCTGGAAGAGCCGCAGGAGCGCCCGACGCGCACACAGCCCGGCGTCAACGTCCTGCCCGATGGTGAGGAACCGATTTCTATGCCCGGTACGCGCGTGGCGTCTGACGGTCAGCCTGCCATTGGTGCGACCGCTGAGATTGACGAACGCTTTGCAGCAAACCGTGCCGCTCTTGGTAAGTTCAAGAACGGTATGCGTGTTCAGTGGACGAACAACGACTTTGACCCTCCGCGCACATTCATGGGTACAATCGCGAAAATTGACCGCAAGTCTGGGCAAGGCACAGTCGAGGTGCGCGCAGACGGCGGTGTTGATGGTAACGGTTTTGATGTGTTCATTGGCGCGGCTATGCTCTCGCCGGAGGGCGATGGCGCACCCGGCAGCGTGGCAGAAGCCGCGAAGGAGACCGAAGAGCAGCCGACCGAAGGCCAGAAAGAGGCCGAAAACTACAAGACCGGCAAGGCCGACTGGCAAGGGCTCAAGCTCTCCGTCGAGAACCGCAAGGGCACCGAGCGAAGCAAGAAGACACCTGATGGCGCGGTTGAGTGGTCCGTCACCATGCCCGCGCATTATGGCCGGATCCTGCGCACCAAGGGCGCGGACGGGGATCATGTGGACTTCTACATGGGCGACAACGAGGCGTCCGAGAACGTCTGGGTGATCGACCAGATGGACCTCGAGACAGGCGGTTTTGACGAACACAAGGTCATGCTGGGCTTTGATAACGCACTGGAGGCGGCGAAAACTTACGCCCAAGGGTTCAGCGACGGAAAAGGCGAGGATCGCGTGGGTGGGATTACCAAGATGACCGTCGATGCGCTAAAGAGCAATCTTGAAAAATCTCGCTGGGATGGCCCCTGGAGCCGCGATCTGGTCGAAAAGCTGCGGGCCGATGGCAAGAAAGCGTTCCCAGACGACAATATTGCGCCGCAAGGCGCCCAAACAACATCGGAAGGGGGTGATCTTAATGCCGGGATACGGAATGCCGAAGCCGAAGGGCAAGGGGGGCAAGAAGAAGTAACTTCTGCGCCAGAACAAGGGGTAGGGGAAGTTTCTTTCCCTACCCGTCGCGCGGGCAAGGGCGCTGACATGCCGATGGCGGATTATTCCGGCATTGAGATCAACGCTTATGACGACGACACCAGCGAGGACGGGCGCAACAGCGCAATCAAAAACGCCTTCAAAGCTGACGCGATGCGGTTTACGCGATCGGTCGCCAAGATCCTCCAGGATGAATACGGGTTCGAACGCCCGACAGTGCGGGGCAAGACCACAACCCCTGTGACGTGGAACGCGGGCGGCGTTGCTGGTTCCGGCGATGTTTCCATGCTTCTAAAGGGTCCGGGCGCGCGCGGTGCATATCTGAGCATCGGTCAAACTGCGATGTCTCGCCGTGGCGGTCTGACCGTCATGTGGCGGATCAACCAGAACGACAAGCCATACGGCACCGGCACGAACGAGTTTGCGGACGCGGACATCACACCGCGCGAGTTGGCCGACAAGATTGGTCGCATGCACGAGAGGATGCGGCCCGCAGACACCGCACAACCGGCGCCTCAAGACACACAGAAGCCCAAAAAGCCGAATTGGGGCGACATTGACGAAACGAGAGACAATGACCCGAAGATGCCCGAAGGCTACAGCGTCACCTCCTACAGCCGCCTGACCAAGCAGCAGGCCGAGGAAATGGCCCGTCCGTGGCCGAGCGTGCGCGTTATCGTGACCACAAGCAAACCGCATTCTTGGGCGGTTTATGATGGGTGGAGCGACGTGTCGCGCACCGAAGCGGTTAAGAACGCGCTTGAGAAAGCTCAGCGGGCAGTCGCAAAACGGCCCGAAAATCAAGCCGCGCAAGGAAAGTCTGACCTTCCGGGAGGCGTCCCTGACGGTGAGACGCGCGCCGAGGATCAGGGCGCGGCCAAGATCATGCTGCGCCGGGCACGGGTGCGGGCAGGCGCGATCAACGACAATGCCGCCTACAGCAAGTTTATGGTCGATGGACGCAGGCCGGTCAGTGAAGAGCTTGTGCAGGAGGCTGAGCAGTATTTGCGCGACACACAAGCGCAGGCCGAAGAGGCTGCAAAGGCGCTGGATGAAGAAGCGAATGCCCCGTCGCAACCTTCTGAGCAATCCGCCGACGACATCCTGAACGCAGCCTTCGATGACGTGTTCGGTGAAGAGCCGGAAGCCGATGTTCCCGACGTTCCCGACACCCAAGAGGGAACGGGAACGCCCGCGCCGGAGCCGACCCGCGACCAGTTTGAGGGCAATGAGACCGAGGCCCGCCGACAAGGCCGGGCGGATTTTGCGCGCGATGTGCCGCGCCGTCTGCCGAGCTATATCGACCCGACCGACGCAGCCGCCGCAAATGGCTGGTATCGAGGATGGGACGAGGCCAACTTGTCGCAGGAAACGCCCGGCGTCATGCCGGAGCGGCCTATGGCCGATCTTCCCAACCAAGACCCGGCAACGGCATGGGACAGCGCCAGCGACGGCGAGCGGGAAACTGTGTTCAACCTTGGTGGCTGGGTGATCAAAGGCACGCGCGATCTGAACGAGGCCGCCAAGCGCAACGTGCAGCGCGACTGGAACGATCTGACCCAAGCGGCTAAGAACAAAGTGAAAGACGCCATCGAGGGCGGCATGTTGCTGGGTGAGTACGCCAACGCAGAGCGCGTGCAACGCAGTAACCCGCAGAACCCGCCGCGCCCCACCGCCACAC